TCCTCAATAGTACTAAGGATCAATCCACCTATGTCTTCTGTTAACTCACGCATAACTAAAAAAGAATTCCCTGATTATTTTCTCCGACTCTTCTTTACCGAAGGCACTACCCAGATACCCTGATATAGGATCTAACTTGATCATATACTTATCAAAGTCATGGTAGTAACTACCATCTTCTCCAGTAGGTTTAACTCTATCTATCATCTCCTTATAGAGTGACAAATAATATTTGAATGTTGGTAGATATGTGTCTACAAACTTTGCTTCGGTGTGTCTTACGAATATATTATTAGAGAAATGATTACCTGGTTCAAAGAAACGATACTTCTCTGTTGTCTTAGGTAATGGTGGCACATCTAACAGATAATTCTCTGTTGGATGTTGGAAATCAAAGACTATTATGACCTTCTTATCACTGAATCCCATCAGATCCATACCAAAGCAAGGGACTATCTCCTGTCCCACCTTTGGTGTCTTAGGATAGATGATATTGTTGTGTATATTAAGCTTCTTTCCGTCCCATATATCTACATGCCTAGACTTTAGGAAATACTTACCACTGTATAAATCAGCAGTTAATTTAGTGCCTCTCTTATTCTCCCACGTTGCATGATTGGATTCAAATTTGAGGTCGGGGAACACGTCAAAGACTGCCGACCTGTAGCCAGCCCATAAATCAGTCATTATCCCCTCATGTTTGTTTCAATACGACCCTTGATCTGATTCATCTCAGAGTGATCATCATTACTATCTGAATGGAATACTTGATCATACCCACTCTTCTCTATTATCTTGTCTCTTATATCCATCTGACGCTTCTCTTTAGCAATACGTCTAAGAAATGCGTAGTAAATTATTTGTGTGAAATATGCAAAAGGATTCTTTGACTTGGCAGGATCAAAGTTATCAATATACTGGACACAATTCTCCACTCCATCTGATATCATATCCTCTTTATACATGTAGTTAATAAAGTTAGGTCTGAATGATAAGTGTGTTGCTATTTTTAGAAAACATTCTGCTAAGTAATGAGAAATTCTCGGTTTCTCTTTGTCTAAAGTCCGAGCTTCATCTACTGCCTGGCGATACTTTGTTATCTCCTCCAGAAACTTTTTGTTATCTACATAGTGTTGTTTTTGTTTACGTGCCACAGCTGCCATATGAATATCTCACCTTGATACATTATATAAGAATGTTTACTCAGTGTCAAGAGTTGGTGCGTTTCCAGAAGTCTTCTAGTTTAGCTCTGGTATCTGATACATTACCAATTAACCCCATACTCTTATTAATTTTTATTTCTACATCATCTTTATTTGCACCCTTCTCTTTCCTTACCCACATTTTATACATGAGCACAGCATCTACAGCCATGGGTGCCACAGTGACCATATCATCTTCACCAACCATATAGAATTCTTCATTAGAAAACATCATCCATTTCAGTAGACCCACTGCCATACCCATTTGACCATCCTTTTCTACTGAATGGTTGTGTGGTGTAGCTGGATCCTGTATATAAAACATAGTTTTACCAGGATTAGAATCCTCCTCGGTAGCAATCATTGTGCCAAGTATGGTTTCACCAGACTTAAGCTTCATTACTCCATAGAATTCCTGCTCATGGACAATATAATTAACTGTCATTTCTTTAGATTGACTTTGGTTATTTCATAATCGAAACTCTCTTCATCATATATCTTGATCCTTTCGGCAAGATGACGAAGTGTATAGTTGTATTGATGATCCTTAGAGCAGTCATCAGCAATGTCATATAACGTTGCCTGTGCTTTGTTATCACCTTTTCGTAATACCCTTCCTATTGATTGAAGATTCCTCACCCTAGACTTACTAGGAGATGCAAAGATTACATTATGAAGATTCTTAATATTAATACCAGTGGAGAAGGTTCCATACGATGCTAATATTATAGCATCTTTTTCACGTTCACATATGCTACGTGCTTCTTCCCTCTCTACAGCATCAACACCACCGTGTATAAAGAAAATCTTACGATCTTTACTTACCTTATTATTTATCATTTCCCACAGAGGTTCTCCGTGCTTCTCTATATAATTGAATAACACTAGTGTGTTACCCTTTAAATCTAGTGCCAGATTGCATATAAAGTTGCTACGTCTGGTGTGCATACACAAGTAATCCATCTCCTGTTGATAGTGATCAAAGGGTACCCACCCATGTCTTAGTAGTACAACCCGCACCTTCAATGGTGTTAGGTGTCCTTTCTTCATTAGGTCAGATGTCTTCGTTACCCTATCAACCCTACCAAACAATCCTTCTAGCACCAGTTGATGTGCTTCCATACCATCTAAGGTACCAGTCAAACCAACACGATACTTAGCATCCATACACTTGGTGAGGATACCTGTAAGACTCTTAGCCTTGTATTGGTGTGCTTCATCCCCTATAATAACGTCAAACCTTTCAAAGAATCTCTTAGGCTCCTTGTATATACTTTGCCACGTGCTTATAACTACAGGTTGGTCTACATATTTCTCTTCACCACCCATAATCTTATGAACATCCCTGACATTCCAACCATACTCTATAAAATCCTTATACAATTGTTCTACAAGAGAGACAGTAGGAACAATAATTAATATTTCTCTTTCCTTAAGTAGGTGCCAACGCACCAATGCATATATTATTAACGATTTCCCTGAGCCCGTGGGGGATAATAAAAGCTTGCGACGAAATTTAATCGCAGAGAAAATTCCTTTGAGCTGGTAATCTCTGATCTTAAAGGGGATCCTAAGAGCACGAATAAAAGCCGCTGTGCCTTCAGGTGTGACATAATCCTCTACATCATTAGGTCTACCGAAATATTTATCTTCCAAGACCTCATAATCATATCCCCTTTGCTCTAGAAAGTCAGTAAGGTAATCATATAGTCCAACATATATCTCACCAGTACCAGGTGAGTAGAGTCTTATCTTTCCATCCCAGTATCTTCGTTTGACTGCTGGCATATACTTAGCACCAGGCACTTCAAACTGAAAATGATCACTTAATTCTTTATGAAGATGGGCTTCTGCCTCCACCTTCAGAAAGACTTCGTTCTTCTTTATGATGGTGGTCATCGAATTCCATAATACTTTACAATTTCGATAGTGTTCTTAATAGCAAATCCTCTATTGTGGATCTCTTTAAGTATCCTATCAATAGAATTTATACAAGTTTCTAGGTAGTCTATTTTCTGCTTAACTCTACACACCTCATCATCACTGTCAATGAACATATCAATGTCACCCTTTAACACCTTAAGGTCAAATGGTTTCTCTGCATATACAGATGCAGGTGCTTTACCGTTGTAATATAACCACTTATCTTTATATAATTTATTGTACTTAGTCTGTGCATCAGACAGCATAAGTTTAAATTCATTATGTAATTGCAAATATTTTGCATGTAGTCTGGGTGTTTCCATACTATCGTTGGCAAGCAACTCTGGTAACTCCCTGTGGTCTGCGAATGCTTCAGCATCCTTTGCCCACAACTCCTCAATTTTTTCCAAATTCATGATACTTTTGTACTAGATGCTGCTTCGGCAGAGTCTGGATGATCTTTCAACCACTGAGCATAGTTGAATCCTGATCCAGGTGGATAGATGTACCATCCATTCTCATCAAACTTACCTGACTTATCTGCTATCCGTGACTCCTTTGATGGATACTTAGGATAAGGTCTTATCCCTGCTCTCATCTCATTACCCTTCCTTCTCCTCATCTGATTACCAGTCTCGTGGTCTTCAGGCATAGTAGGCCACGATGATCCTAAGATCTCCTTGACCATCTCCCTAGTGTAACCGTTAGGATGACTCATGTTAATTGAGTATTACGCTTGGTATCTTCCTTAGATCTGATTTGATATGCAAGGTATCTAAAAGATGCACTAGCGGTAGCATATTCTGTCCCATCTACACTAGCATTAAACTCCAAAGCATTCAAGCCCATAGGAATAAGATCTTCAAATACTATATCAAAGTTATGATTAAAATTACTATTCAATACCATTAATGTACCATCAGCATAGAGATCATTATTATCTTTACCAAACTCTTGCTGCATCTTCAACTTATAAGTCTTTCTCTCCATCGTATCATCAGGAGTACCTAGTGCACGTATCCAGTTGTGTAGTATCAGATAGTTCTCTAAGTTTTCATCTACCAAAAATGTTAAAGTTAATGGATCATAATCTATGAATCCTTCTAATGGTAGTGATCTAAATGGTGTTGGCTGCTGTTGCATACTAAGATTCATACTAGGTATGTTAGCAGTCTGACAGAAGTAAGATACCTTTGGAAACTTCGCAAGACTAAACTTGAATCCAATAGGAGACAGGAAGTTTCTATTCTCTATTTGTTTATTCCATGTAGTCATGTCATTCTTTCCCAGATACCTCTGGCATGATTGTTATGCTCAACTAATTTCTGAGCCCAAATCCTATCTTCTAGACTGACTTCCCTATTAAGACGAGTCTTACAGGCAATAATAGACAGTCTAAGCCTATAGTCTTTACTT